ACCACGACAACGTCTGCAACCGGGCGGCTCTATTGTCATTGTCATGACACGGTGGTCCGTGAAAGATTTAACGGGAAGACTAATTGACGCACAAGCAAAAGAACCCAAAGCCGACCAGTGGGAGATTATTGAATTTCCTGCCGTGCTGCCAAGCAACAAGCCTATTTGGCCGGAATACTGGGACATCGATTCACTGACCGCGACCCGTGCTTCGTTGACCGAGCAGAAATGGCAAGCGCAGTGGCAACAGAACCCGACGGCGGAGGAAGGCTCTATCATTAAGCGGGAGTGGTGGAAAACATGGAAAGAGGACGACGTGCCGGACTTGATTCATGTCATACAATCCTATGACACCGCGTACAGCAAAAAGGAAACAGCCGATTACTCGGCGATCACGACGTGGGGCATCTTCACGCCGCCAAATAAAGCGAAACCGCATATTATATTATTAGATGCAGAAAAAGGAAGATGGGAGTTTACAGAACTAAAAAAGCGTGCTATGGAGAAATATAAATACTGGGAACCGGAAACAGTAATCGTGGAAGCAAAAGCTTCTGGACTTCCGCTGACGGATGAGTTAAGATCAACAGGAATACCCGTTGTGAATTATACGCCAAGCAGAGGACAGGATAAACATGTTCGGGTCAATTCAGTAGCGCCGATGTTTGAATCGGGCCAAGTATGGTGTCCGGACGAGAGGTGGGCGCAGGACGTTATAGAGGAGTGTGCAGCTTTCCCTTTTGGCGATCATGATGACTACGTGGATTCAACCACGCAAGCACTCATGCGATACCGCCAAGGCAACTTTGTTCAACTTCCCGATGACTACTACGACGAACCACGGATCACGGAACCAAGGGAGTATTACTAATGAGTAAAATAAAACAAGGTTTATCGGCTCATGTTGATAAAATGGATAAAAAAATTAAAGATTTTAGTTCAAAAAGTGAATTAGGTAATTCACTTGTAGAAATTTTAGGAGTTCCTAAAACTATTAGTTTATTAAAAAAATTTACAAAAGACAAAAAGGCTAAAGGCGGTATTATAAAAAAACGCTACGGCGGATCAGTAAAGAAAAAATCAAAAAAGAAAAAATAAGGAGTACTACTAATGACTAAAAGAAAAAAACAAACAGGTGGAGCATTAACTGCTGCTGCAGAAGCAGCAGATATAATTAAAGCTTCAGCAGGAAATCCACAATTACTTAAACTAATGAATCGTATAATTAAAATTTCATTAGATAAAAAACCTATAGATAAAAAAGCCAAAGGCGGAATTGTAAAGAAAATGAAACACGGCGGTTCTGTTAAAAAATCAAAAAAGAAAAAATATTAATGAGTTTCCAGTCGGCCTTAAACGCACACACCTCTGACTGGGTCAGTCGCATGGCGGCGCAAGCCGCCACCGCGATGGAAAGATAAACATGGTAGATAACAATCCTTTTGGTACAGGCGGACCTAAAATAACGAGGCCACCTTTTATCCCTGCCGCAAGAAGCAATGTAAATCTTATTGATGTTATTACATCGACAAGAAATCCTAGCACAGGAAAATTTTTCCAAAGCAAGGCAGCTTTCGATGCTTTTTCAGAAGCAGAAATAGGAACATCCATTGGAAAAAAAGACGGACCAAAAGCATTGCAACTATTAAATAAAATAAATAAACAGAGCGGTGGAAAAGGATATGTGCCCATTTCAGAGGCCTATAAGCAAATGGAAGAGAGCACTCTTAAAACAAAAAATCCTAAAATAAAAAAAGCGGAGGGAATAAAACTTGCAAATCAGTTAACAAGTATACAAAACGAAGCAAATAAAAAGTTTGGAAAAGCGACAACGGGACCAAAAGTAACTTGGATGAAAGACACTTTAAAAAATGCAGGCATTACTGCAAAAAGTGTTTTGAAGCTGGGAATGAAAAGTATACTACCAGCACTTGGTCCGATAGGCGCGATCCTTTCTGTTGGCATGTCTAAAGAGGTGGAAACAGGAGAACTTTCACCAGAACAGCAAGAAGAACAACAAAAATACGGAGCACAATACAGAATGAACAGAGCAGGAGGCGGTATGATGAATATGGATGAAATGACAAGACCACTTGGTTACGCACATGGTGGAATGCATTATGAACATGGTGGGTTACATGGACCAGCCGGAAAGACAGAATCTGAAGGAAGACCTTATAATGAGGTGTTAGGTAGAATAATGACAGAAGACGAAATGAGAACGGATTATGCGGCTCCACCACCAGATCCAAATGATCCAGATGACTTAGACATGATAATTAATAATATGACTTTTCATGTTTTACACGATAAAAATCGTCCTATGAAAGAAGGTATAACAAGAGAAAATTATTTTAAATTAACAAATGAAGAAGCAATTAGTATAGCTGACCAACTTGCAGGGCAATTAGGTATCTCTTCTGATTCACCAGAATATGAAAATATTATAAATAAAATTATGGAACAAGGTGAAATGATTAATAAAATAAGAGAAGAAGAATCTCAACCAGTTTCAACAAAATTTTTTAAATTTTTAAAAGACAAAGTTGGAATGGCAGGCGGTGGAATTGCTGGTTATGCAGGAGGAGGATCACTAATGGGTGAAATGGATGATCTGAAAGAATCTTTAATGAAATATGAAATTTTAGATGCTCACATAGGAAAAAGACCTCCTATGAGCATTATTAGAAAAATCGATAGTTTAACAGGAGAAGCTCTAATGGATGCGTATATAGAATATGGAGGAACTAAATACAGATAATGGCTATAGAAAAAAATAATCCAGAACTTATTGATCTAGAAATAGAGCAAGGAGTGGAACAAGAAATAACATCACCAATGATGGACGGTGATGCGTTGATGCTGGACGATGGTTCAGCAATCGTGAACCCTGCAGAAGATACCTCCATGGAAGGCGCGTTTAACGCAAACCTTGCCGAATTAATTCCGGATGATGAATTAACAGCTTTAGCTAATGAATTAACAAGCGATTATGAATATGATAAAGACGCGCGGTCCGATTGGCTTAAAACATATACCGATGGCCTAGACTTACTCGGCTTTAAATACGAAGACAGAACAAAACCTTTTGCTGGTGCAACCGGTGTAACCCACCCGTTACTGGCAGAAACCGTTACCCAATTTCAAGCGCAAGCTTATAAAGAGTTACTACCTCCCGAGGGTCCTATCCGCACACAAATAGTGGGAGAGATAACACCACAGGTCGAAGAACAATCACAACGTGTTAAAGAATTCATGAACTATCAAATTAGTTATGAAATGGAAGAATACGATCAAGAACTCGATCAAATGTTATTTCACTTACCACTAGCGGGTAGTTCCTTTAAAAAAGTTTATTATGACGCGGTTAAAGATAGAGCCGTTTCCAAATTTGTTCCAGCCGAAGATGTGGTGATGCCATATGTGTCAACGGACATGGAATCATGCGAACGCATTACGCACGTTGTCAAAACAATGGGCAACGAACTGCGCAAAAAACAAGTAAGCGGTATGTACCGCGACATTGATGTCAGCATGTCACCAATGGAAAAAAATGAAGCAGGCGAAAAGTACGATGAACTCGATGGTGTCACTGCTACACAAAATGCAGAGGACATAGTACTTCTAGAGTTTCATTGCGATTTGGACATACCGGGTTTCGAAGATAAGAACTCGCAAACAGGAGAAGCAACTGGTATAAAATTGCCTTATGTTGTTACTGTTGACGAAGGGTCCGGAAAAGTATTATCTATATATAGAAACTATGCTGAAACAGATCCTCTTCGTAAAAAGATACAATACTTTGTTCACTATAAGTTTTTACCCGGCCTTGGTTTTTATGGCTTTGGCCTTATCCACATGCTCGGAGGTCTCTCAAGAACTGCGACATCAGCCTTACGTCAACTCATTGATGCTGGTACGTTGTCCAATCTCCCTGCAGGCTTTAAAGCAAGAGGGCTGCGCGTTAGAGACGACGATCAACCGCTCCAGCCCGGAGAATTCCGGGATGTAGATGCACCGGGAGGCGCGATCCGTGAATCCCTAATGCTAATACCGTACAAGGAACCAAGTGCAACTCTTTTTCAACTACTAGGTTTTGTTGTTGAAGCAGGTAGACGTTTTGCGTCTATTGCGGATAACAAAATGGGCGAAGGCTCACAGGCCAATCCTGTAGGCACAACAATGGCAATCATGGAACGCGGCACGAAAGTGATGAACGCGATTCATAAACGATTACATTACGCACAAAAAGTTGAATTTAAATTACTATCAAGAGTCTTTGCTGAAAGTTTACCTGCTGAGTATCCTTATGCTGTTAGAGGTGGAAATCGAGTTATTAAACAACAAGACTTTGATGAGCGCGTCGATATACTTCCCGTTTCTGATCCGAATATTTTTTCTATGTCTCAGCGTGTAACGCTGGCACAAACACAAATGCAAATGGCAACATCTAATCCGCAAATGCACAACATGCATGAAGCGTACAGACGTATGTACGAAGCACTTGGTGTAAGGGATATTGATAAAATATTAACACCTATCCAACAACCACAGCCAGAAGATCCAGCAATGGAAAATTCAAAAGCACTGCAAATGATGAAGCTACAAGCTTTTCAAGGACAAAATCACGGTGCACACGTAAATGCTCATCAAGCTTTTATGTCATCATCTTTGGTTAAAAATAATCCACCAACAATGGGCATATTACAATCACATATATCGGAACATATTTCTTTTATGGCACGAGAAGAAGTGATGGAAAAAAACCAACAGGTAATACAGGAACAAGCAGCGCAATTTGGTGGACAAGTACCACAAGAACTACAACAACAATTCCAAATGGAAATAGAAAATCAAGTTGCAGAACGAATTGTCGAAATAACAGAGGAATTAGTAGGTGAAGAACAAGATTATCTTGAATCACAAAACTCTGATCCACTTATTGACTTAAAACAACAAGAACTAAACCTTCGTTCACAAGAAATTCAACAAAATAAGGACATAGCAGAACAAAAATTAGACTTAGACGTTGAAAAACTTAATTTTGAAGGTGAAAAACTGCAACAAAAAGATGAAATGGACAAAGAAAAGATACAAAGCCAAGAAGATCAAGCAGATTTACGGGCAGAAGTAGCTTTAGCGGGACAAAGGAGACAAAAAAGTGGCTCTAAGTAAAAGAACAGCTAAACTTTTAGAGAAAAAGTATGGTAAAAAGAAACATTTTGAGGTAGGATCACCAAATCAAATAGCAAAAGGTATACAGAGTACCTTAATACCGAAGTATTTAAAAAAAGGCGGTAAAGTTGTTAAAAAACGAAAAAAAACAAAGAAAAAATAATCCAAAAGAGATTTTAGATAAAGTATTTGCTTTTGCAGATCAACATCCACAAGATCCAATGGCACTTAGCGCGTCATTAATGGTTGTAGCAAAAACAATTTATCTGAATATGTTGGGACCAGAACAAACGCAAGATATGATTTATGCTTTCGCAGAAGGTTTAGAGCAGCACGAATATCAAAAGGTGACAATACATTAATGGCTACTTGCAGAAGTTGTGAACATGAATGTCATCATAGTAATGGCGGTAAATGTCATTGTGGTTGCTTAAACTGTGAACATGATATAAAAGAAGCATTAAATAAACTTGATGAAGTTTTGAAACCGACAAAAGAAGTTGA